CATTTTGCAGGATCACTGCTGGACCATTGGGAACTGTGCTCACAGTGAATTTGAGGCCATTGGCTGCAATTGATCTCACGTAATAGGTTGTGCCAGCCACTAGTCCACCCAGGGTTGGGGTCAAAAATACCACTGCTTGTCCCACGTACAAATGAGTGGCATTATAATAGGTTATATAATTTGTGCCGGCCTCGGTGGCTGTGCATTGGAAACTGCTGGTGCCTGATCCATATCTAGCGGGCACAACGTCTCCAGTGAATCGTACTTTGAGTCCATTGGTAAATGTCACACCATTGGGACTGGTATATATTTTTTTGCCGATGATGCTGTCAACATCAAGCGTACCACTGTTTCCAGGTTCTACCAAAAGAATGCGACCAAAAATTTCTGAGTTTGTGCCAGACTGATAGTACAATGTATCTTGCACTGCTGTCAACAATGGAATTTGTTGAAATGTGCCAGTGGCATCTTTGTACCATTGTGTGCTACTGTACGTGGTGCCGTATATGATATTAAACTTACTGAGATTTGCAATAGTTGATGTTTTGGTGAGGTTGATATAATCAACGCCACCGCTGTTTACATAGGTAATGGTCCAAACTTGATATCTATCATCGGGTGGAATATCTGTTGTTTGACTGAACGTTGTGGTATCATAACTGCCGGCCAAGCCGTTGTTGGCTGATCCGGCTACCAGTGGATCAAATCCAGTGGTGCGTTGCCAACCGCCGGCCTCGGCATCGCTGATGGGATTGGTGAATATCAAAGTACGACCATTCAAATTGGTAATTCCATCAATGCCGCCGTATGTTGCGTTGAATCCCAATACCGATTGATTGTTGATTTGATCAAACCGCAGTGTGGTCAATAGATCAATTGACCCAATGCTGTTTAGATTGTAATAAAAACTTTGTGCATTTTTAAGTGGAGCGTTAAACACAACAGTGCCAGACGTTGTGCCATTGTTGGCCACACCATAAACATCTCTACTGCTGATATTCGGAGTGGCGGGCATGACGCCTGATATGCCCGGGGCCGCTTGTATCCAAAATTGATCAGACACCTGAAACGTGTAGCTGCCGCCGCGCACCAGTTCAATCACAGGATCTGAGCCATTGACTCCTGAAAAATTATAAGCACCATTGTTGGTAGTAACTACAAAATTGTCAGTGGTAGCAATGCCTGTGGAAGCCACATCCACTGCGTCAGGGCCGCCGGGTATCCAGTAATATTGACTGAAGTTTATAAATGTATCAAAATCAACAAATGGATCCCAGGTATAGTATTCGCTTGAATACAGTCTATCTGGGCGACCGCCGTTGCCGCCTTGAAAACTCACTGCATCATTTAGTCCTGGATAGGTAATGGCATTTTTGATAGTGTCGGTGTCGGGCACAAGGCTGACAATACCCGGCTCCAGTTGATAATCGGCCCGAGTGGCGGTGGGTTCAACCACATACTTGTCATTGGGATTTATGCCAGGCCCCACTGTGCGACCAATGAAGCCTTGTGTTTTTCTAAAACTGGGTTCTTGAATCAGTTGGTCCAGTGTGGCTGCCAGGAATTGTTTGTTGGCGTCAGTCTGAAAAATTTCAGGAAGAAAATCTACGCTACGTGTGTTGGCCATCAAATTACTCCGCTACCGGGTGCGGTTCGCAAATTGGTACTGGTCAATGCTTCAATCACTTCAATATTGTTGATTGTAGCACCATTTACAAATATCTCGTTGGGTGCTGAACGTATTTCATACAAGTCACCAAAGTACTTTTGACTGTTAAGTGGCACCAAGACCACCGAACTGATAATTGTTCCTAGTTCTCTGTGCAGGTACGCTGCCAATTCTGAAAAATAGAATGTGTCGCCAAAGTTCCATTTATCAATTGAGAAGTATGTGTTCATTGCGGCTACTACACTGCTCTTGATTTCACTTGTGCTGGCAGTGGATCCTTGCGCACGAATTACCTTGATTGTGGCACGTAATTCTTGTGCGGCTTTTTGCCCAAACAAAGGTTTAAACACAACTGAATTCAAAATGATGTTGTCACTCAACATCTTGTAATTTTGCAGACCTTGATACTCGGTCGACAATTCGTTGATGGTTGGGATATCCGGTTCAGGTATGGTACCTGTGGTATCACGAATCCAATTTTGATAAGCAGTATAATAACTCAGGGTCACAACATACAAGTCAATAATATTGGTTGTGCCTGGATCAATGCGAGATGTAAGAGGTGCGTTATGGCGGTATTGGAAATACAGACCTTGGCGGCCGGTCCTGGCAATCCATTCGGTTGTGACATCAATCAATGTTTTTACGCCAGTAACACTCAAAGACAGTTGATAGAATGCCGCTTGTTCATAGGCATAAAATACTTGGCCCGCTGTCCAGGCACTTTTTTGCAATTCAATCTCGTTGTAAGTTCCGTAGTCACTGGTCACAATACCCGGTTCTACCAACAGGTAGCGTTGTAAATTATCAAAGTCCACAGTCTTTTGGAGATAGATATATTTTTGTGTGGAGTTAACTGTGGGTGCAACAATTTCATTAAAGAAATCTGGGTTGTCTGGCACACCATCGTTGTCGCTATCTCTATAGCCAACCAGGACCTGGAAGTCATCGACATAGCCGTCGCTTTCTACAGGCTGACCGATAATGGTCATGTAGATGTCTCCGGGCAAGTGATCTGTAGAGTCAGGTCGGGTGTTCACTGCCAACACATTGACAAAGTCTTTGATCACTGTGCCTGTGCGGCTGTCGTAAATTTGTCCACCATCGTAGTAGAAAAAACGTGTTTGTAACACTGAGCCAAATGAGTATGCCAGGCCACGGAAGGTCACAGTGTAATTTTGATTCTGCACTACAAATTGTATCAACCATGATGCATCAAGATTAGTGCCCGATGTGTTGCCAGCGTACTGCTGACTCCAAGTACTATCTTGTGCCAAGTTAGTACTGGAAATTAGATACCAAGAATAAGGTATGCCAGTGATGTCACCGTCGTTGTCATAACCCAGGCCAAAGTTACGATTCAACAAAATTTGTTCGGCAATACTTTGTTCTATGCTCACCGGAAGGTCAGTAACAAACAAAGGAATAATAGTATCAACCAATGCACCAGTGGGCACAAAGTTGTTGAGTGCAACAGGACCTGCACCTGATGGCAAGTTGCCAAGACCATTGTTGTAGCCCGAACCTTGGATGCTGATAGGGCTGGCCCAGATTTCTAAACGTTGATCTGCGGAACTAGGTACACCTTGTTGCAACTTGTTGTTTTTGTCAAAATAGTAACCAGTAGGCGGAACAAACTTGATCAAACTGCCCACTGCCACATACTTGAATGCTGTGGTTGTGGTTGAGCCTACCGGAATAGGTGATCCTGTGGGCCATGTGGTTGAGTAAACTGCATTTTTAAAGTATCCTGTGGTTTCATTGGCCAGTGTAGTACTTTGAGTCCAACTCGCACCTGTAATCCAAGTTGTACCACCATATGCGGGTAGTGTGGTGGATGTGACTCTGGGAAAGTTTTCATAATAAAACTGTCGCATTGTGGTATTGGCAATGGCCGGTTGCACTTGATTGCCAACAAAGTCCGCGATTTCATTGCGGTTGGTCCAGGAGAACAGTATAGTGGGAAGAATATTTTCTTCCCACAGTCCACCATCACTGCCGAATGAATTGGTTGAAGAATATTTGCCAGTGTTGTCCACTAGATCAAGATAGCGACTTGTACCAATGCTGGCACGATTTAGTGCCTTGCTTTTGACAATTGAGTTGTATTGAGTATATGGAAAAAGATTGTAGTCTTCGCCATTGACCATGCGATCTTGCGTGTAATAACGTGCAGGAGCACGTTGTTTGATGGCATCTATTGTTTCACGTGCTTGGCTATTGCTAACAGGTTGAGTGATACCACAAGTAAAGGTCAGTGTTTCAAGATTTCCTGCACGACTGATGTAACTGATTGGAATCTGAACTGCCTGCATTTCTGCAGGATTGATAATGTATTGCAAACCGTTTGATGCACGAACATAAGCACGGAAAGTGCCCACAGGAATTTCTGAGAACACACCATCGCCAAACACCATGGTAATTTGATCATTGGTGCGACTGGTAACTGTGTAGATAGGGCGCAGGTCTGTGGCCACTTGCTCTGCACCAGCAGAGTAAATGTTTTCGGTGTAGGCCCATTCACGACTGACATTACCAACATTATCTAACTGGAACAACCAACGGTCTTCATTGTTAACACCTTCAATGTTGATGTTGACCGTACGGTTGCTGACTTTTTCTGCTAGGTTAAAATCTTGATTTTGTAGCACACCTTGTTTGAACATAAAGAAGTAACCAGTGTTGGCTGATTGAAAGCCTAGACTGTCATTACGGAACAAGATGTTGAATGGCTGATTGGCCTGTGGCGGCGGCTCATACAAATAAGTTTGGCCTACTGATGTGGATGTCATGGCCTCAAAGGGCATGTTGACTCCATCCACTGTGGCTGTGTATGGTACTATGGGCAGATAGCCGGGCACCAGATTGATACCGTACTCGCTGGTGACCACTCCCAGTAGGGTTTGTTTGTTGCCGGGACGACCAACTTTTTGTGTGTCTACCAGGCTGGCATTGATCACTGCTGTGAATTGTTCTTGCCAGTCAGGATTGGTCTGGTCGGCCCAGTTAATGGTGTAGTTGGCCAAATTCACACCCTGATAGTCCACTACATTTTCTGTTGTAGTAACTGAAAATACTTTTAACAACCCCTGTGCGGCAATGTTGCGTTTGGCTGTGTAACTGACCAAATTGGCCAGACGTACCACTGAGTCACGACGTTCGGCCGTGTCCATGTAGTTCTCTCTGGTGTTTAGATCGGTACGGAAAGCAAGTGCCTGGCCCATGAACGCAATAACGTCCAAGAGAGCAATGTATTCTGACGATTCAATGTAGTCATTGAATGTTTCTGGGTAGTACAGGCGCAGGTAATCAACAAAACTTTTTCGCAGAGTTTCAAAGTCATAACTTTGAAAATCAGCTTCGCGATAGGTTTGATAGATCTGTTTCCAATCTTGTACACCAAATATCGCGGTTTGTCTAGTTGTTTTTGCCATCGTACTGAGCCTCTATTGTTTATTTATGGACGTTAAAAACTGCTCAGTTTATACGTAACTTGCTGAACGTTGTTGTAGATCAAAGAAAATACTCAATCTTTCAGCATTGGTGCTGGGTACCACTGCCAGTTGAAGTTCAATCAATATACCATTCTCTTGAGGATACACCTGTGTGTCGCTGATGAATATGCGCGGGTCGCCGCCGGCCACACGTTGCACTTCGGTCACTATGTTGGTCTGCAGATCTTCCAACTGGGCTTCAAACAAAAAGTCCCACAGTGTGGTACCGTATGCAGGACGCCCCGGAAGTTGGCCTTGACGTATGTTAAATGCGTTTAAGAGGTCACGCTTGATCAGCGCAAAGTCCGTGAGAGTGAACTTTTTGTATTGTTTTTGAGTATTAAATCCAATGAATGTTTGTGCCATATGGTATTTATGGGTGCTTATTCACCCTCGCCGCGCCCTTCAATTTTCTGACTCAATGCATACAATCTTTGTTTTTGTTGAGTTGATAATGCCAATGTGGCTTGAACTTTTGCGGCAATGGCATCAACTGAGAATTCTGTACCTTTTATTGTGGCCTGTTCCATGGCGGGCAGTGTAGCGAACGAGTCAACTATTGCTGTAACTAAAGGAAGACCATTGATATTATAGTAGTTGCGGATGGCATCACGTTCAGAGTTGAGTGCATCGTATTGTGCTTGTGTAATAGTTTGTTGATTCTCCAAGGCGGCAAATTTTGAATCCAGCGCGGCCAACTTTTGTCCAGTAGGATTAAGATAATTGTTGAAATATGCTGTGGCTCGGTCTATGTATTCTTGTGCTGTGCCTGTGCTGGCCTTGGCTGTGTAACTAGGCACAGGGATTTTTGGATCGCCTACTACTCTGGTGCTGGCAGCATCCAGTGTGGCTCGATTCACTGTGTCTATCTTGGGCACAGGAATATCTTGTTGTTTGAATGCTGTGGGTATCTTGGTATTGACCAAGTTCACAGCAAAAGCGCCATCACGCACAGCACTCGAAAAAGCCGCTTGTATTGATCCTGTTGCATCTCCCGGAATAGGTAAACCTTTGGCAAATGCTTCTGCGTTGGGTAGACTTTTGGCGGCATTCAGTGCCATGCCGGCAATGCCCTGACTGGATAAGTTTTGCACAGGCACGCCCACTGCGCCTAGTCCTGCCACACCTTTGGTCATAAGGTCTTGCTGTATTTGACTTTGTTTGCCGGCATTGCCTAACAAATCAGTTGCACTCTTGATGCCATCTTTACCGGTCCAGGCTGCCGGACTCTTGACCACATTGGCGAATAGACTGGCACCCTTGGCTGCCAAAGCCGCCACTCCAGGTTTGACATAGCCGGCTGTTTCTAATTGTTTTAGGTCAAATCCAAATGATCCAAGTCCCTTACTGTTGCTAACAGCACTAGATGCTTGTCCCACTAGATTCTTTGCCTGTGCCAACACACCATTTACTTCAGGCACACTCATAGGACCAATGCCACTTACTGCACCGTCACCGGTGATACTGCTGGCAACCTTTGTAAAGTCAGCAGTGTTGATAGGATTGGTTACAGGAAACCCAGTTATGGTTTTATTGATAGTTTGTATAGATGAGACTGCTGTGCTTCCTTGTATGACTGCGGCATTGACCAAAGGCTGTCCTGCACTTGCGGCGCCGGGTATCTTTGATAATGCGCCGGATATGGCTGAAACAGCAGGACCTATTGCCGCTGTCAATCCTGCGGCGGTTGCGGCTAGGGATCCTCCTCCTGCGCCCCCGGCAGCACCGAGTGCCGTGCTAATTGATCCCAATGGAGCCACGCTTCCTACACCACCAAGAGCACCTGCAAGACTGCCTTGTGCTTGTTGCAAAGCGGCCTGGG